TACTGAAGGAAAAGTTACGCCCAATGACTTTTATGGTATTAGATAATGAGTTTTACGGCAATGGCATGGGCTGTTAAACAAGATACAAAAAGCCCGGTGAGCAAATTAGTTTTATTGATGATTGCTAATTATGCAAATGAAAAGAATGAGTCGTACCCTAGCCAAATACACTTAGCAAAATTATGCCAATGCACTAGGGTTAGTGTAAATAAGCATATAAAAGATTTGGAAAAGTCTGGGTATTTATCTATTCGCAAACAAAAAAATGGAATGTTTGGCTATAATTTATACACCTTAAATATGGAGTCTGTAAATAATATTAACAATGGGTCTGTAAATAATATTAACTTAGCAAGTAAAGAATATTTACACTATACCCAAGATAAACTAAAACCTTTGCTCTTTGATAAATTTTGGCAAAAGTGTCCAAGGAGAATCGCTAAAAAGAAAACTCAAGGGATCTATAACAAGTTAATAAAAAGTAAAGAAGTTACTGAAGAATATTTAATTAAAACTATGAGCGCTTATAATACAAGTGTTAAAGATACTGAAATGCAATTTATTTGCCACCCGGTTACATGGTTGAATCAAGGCAGATATGACGACACAATACAAGTTAAAGAAAAAAATAAAAATTGGTTAGCTGGATAAACAAAGGAGCAAACAATGAGCAAAAAAATAGAAGGGCTATACACAGCAAGAGATTTATGGGATTCGGTAAAAGAATTACATTCAGGAAATACTGCACAACCGTTTGATGTAGGCTTTCAGCCGTTAGATGATTTGTACAAAGTTGCAAGAGGAACATTTCATGTCTGGACTGGCGTTCCTAATCATGGAAAATCTAGTTTTTTATCAGACGTAATAATGAACATGGCAAAAATACATGGCTGGAAATTCGTAATATTTTCACCAGAGCATAGCATGTCAAATAACATAAAAAGACTCTGCGAAAAATTTATGATGAAGCCGTTTGACTACGGTATGTCTGAAAGAATAACAAAAGACGAATTAATAAAAAGTTTAGCGTTCATTCAAGAACATTTCTTTTTTATAGATATGGAAAATGAATCTCCAGACATCGAATGGATATTAAACGTAGCAAGACAAGCCAAAGAAGAATACAAAATAGATGGGTTGGTCATAGATCCATACAACGAAATTAATCCAAAACGTGCTGGAAATTTAAGAGAAGATGAACACATATCAACGGTTATATCAGACATTAAAAGATTTAATAGAGAAACTGAATGCGTAACTTGGTTAGTAGCTCACCCCAAAAAATTACAACGTGAATCAGATGGAAGTTACAGAGTTGATGGCTATGATATAAGTGGTTCAGCACATTTTTCAAATAAAGCTGATATTATTGTAGTAATTGAAAGAATGTTTGAGTTAGAACAAACTAGATTCCACGTCAGGAAAGTTAGAGAAGCCGATTACTATGGAGCTATCGGCACGGCAGATTTTAAATGGAATGGCAAGACTAGGTGCTTTCATGCACTTAATAGCAACGTATGGAAATAAAATAATTAATATAAGGAGTTAAAATGGAAGTAGTAAATCATAAAATAGATGAATTAAAAGAAGCAGAATACAATCCAAGGGAATTATCTAATAAGCAACATGAAGATTTGCAAGACAGCATTAGAAAATTTGGGTTGGTTGACCCAATATTAATTAATGTTAACCCTGAAAGAAAAAATATTATAGTAGGTGGTCATCAGCGATTTAAAATATGCAAAGAGTTAGATTTTAAAACTGTTCCATGCGTTGAGCTAAATATATCAGAGCAAGAAGAAAAAGAACTTAACATAAGACTGAATAAAAATCATGGTCAATGGGATTTTGACAGCCTAGCAAATTATTTTGATGCAGATGATTTAGTTGACTGGGGATTCAACATGAAAGAAATAAAATTTAGCATTCCAGAAATTAATGAAATGTCAGATGATATGGCAATAGATTTTGACGGAACTGGAGATGACTATATGCCTTCTCAAGTTAGAATGGTGCAATTATTTTTAAATAGTGAATCTGAACCAAAATTTAAAGAAATGGTAACAACATTAAACTCAATTTGGCTCACTAAAAATTTAACAGAAACAGTTTTTCAGGCAATAGAAAATGAATATAATAAATGTAAAAACTAAATTAAATAAATCCGACATTAAAGCCATAACAGGTAAATTTATTGACGAATCATATATAAAGTATCCTATTATCAGCGAAAATACGACTGTCTACAATGAACATGGTGAGATAGTACTAGTATTTTTAAAAAACGCTATTCCTTTTAATTTTGCAAAACAAGCGTACCCATTTTTAAGAAAAGCGTGTAAAGATACTTATAACAGAGGAACTTCAGCAGGGGATTTATCAGGATATAAAGTTGGCGATAAAATAGGATATTTGACCATAGGAAAAATAGAAGAAAATAGATTTTATCCTTTAAAAAAAGATAAAACAATTTCTACAACAGCTTATGCAAAGTCCGTTGCTTCTGGGGTTATAGGATACATGGATAGATATCCAAGAATCCCATATTGTAGAGCAACAGCTTTAACATATGAATTTTTTCAAGAATATAAAAAAACTTTGCCATATATAAGATATATTTCTGCCATGTTTAAAAAGTATGTTCCTGAAAAATACAACAAACAAAAAGAATATTGGGAAAAAATTAACAAAGATTTTAAAATAGACAATACTGTATTTACTACTATTACTGTTAATAAAAATTTTAGAACTGCTTGTCATTTTGATAAGGGTGATTACAAAGATGGGTTTGGAAATTTAGCTGTCATAGAATCTGGCAAATATAACGGATCGTATACAGTTATTCCAAAATATGGAATTGCTGTTGATGTAAGGAATTGTGATATATGTTTTTTTGATGTTCATGAATTACATGGTAATACAGAATTAAAAACAAAAGGAATGGCTGAAAGAATATCAATAGTATGTTACACAAGAGAAAAAATGATTAATTGCGGTAGTTCAAATGAAGAATTAAAAATAGCGTTGGAGAAATAATAATGTGTGCAGTTATTGGTATGCAAAGTCAAAATTTTGTTGATTTAAATTTATTTAAAAAAATTTTAATTGAATCAATGGTAAGAGGAAAACACTCTACAGGTATATCTTGGATCGAAAATAACAAAATTAAAACAATCACAAAGCCTTTGTCAGCAGATAAATTTGACATGCCAAATATCAAAACTAAATCAATAATTGGTCATTGCAGATATAGCACGTCAAGCATAAAATTTAATCAACCTATTGCAGATGATAGTATTTCTGTTGCTCACAATGGAGTTATAACTCAGATTAACCCAAAAGAATGGGGAAAAATATATGATTGTGATTTTACTACTGAGTGCGATAGTGAAATTATTTTGAGAATGTTGAAAAAAGGAATACACCCTTTACAATTAGACGGTTCAATGTCTGTAGTGGTTCTTAATAAATTAAACATAAGTTTTTTTAGAAATGAAGAACGACCTTTGTATTATGCTGAAGATAATAAAAATGTTTGTGTAGCTAGTTCTAAAAATATTCTAAAAAGATGTAACGTCAAAAATATTAAAAAAGCTCAATCTTGTATTGAATATACAATTCATTCAAATAAAATAACGTCAAAATTAATTAGAAAATCAAAAATTGACCTACAATATTAATATTATGGATTTAAGAAAAAAAGAAAATAGAGAGGTTGCATTTAAAAAATGGTGTTCTTGGTCAATAAAACATAAAGACTGCGATTCAGCATTATGGTTGTTGAGTTATCTTTTTGAAAGGTTTGAACATAACATAGAGCAGAAATATTGGATAAGTTGGATATATGGCACTACATATTATTTGCCAACTGCTTGGGTAATATGGAATGAATTCCCAGACTTTAATCTTGTTGATCAAGATAGATTAGAGCAATGGAATACAGATAATTATAAAAGACTAAGATATCAAACAGACACAAAATATAATAAAGGATATTTACCAAAACAGTTTGAAAGCTACAAAAGATGGGTTCATTATCAAAACGAAGATAAAACTCAAAAAACAAGATTTAAGACATTATTAGAAAAAAATTCTTTTAATTTTGTATGGGATAGTGTATCCAAGAACTTATATAAATTTGGAAGATATTCTACATGGTATTATTTGCAAACATTAAATGAGTGCGTTGGTTTAGATATAAAGCCAAACAATTTAAAATTAGCAGATTATTCAGGGAGCAAATCACATAGAAACGGTTTATGTCTAGTTTTAGGTTTAGATGAATGGGTTGATCAAAAACTAGATAAAGATTGTATAATGTATTTAGAGCAAGAAGCAAAAAGAATAAAAAATGAAATGCCCTGTGATATTAATTTTTATCAGATGGAAACATTGTTATGTAGTTTTAAAAAAATATTTAGAAAATCTAGGGGAAGATATTTGGGTTATTATTTAGACAGACAAGCAGAGGAGATAATAAAAGTAGAGCAAGACGAATGGAAAGGTATAGATTGGAATGTATTTTGGCAAGGCAGAGAAGAAACTTTGCAAAAAAAACTATATGAAAATAAAAACATAAGAAAAGAATTATTTAATGTTTTCTTAGAGACTGGAACAATGGATTATAAAACATTATGAAATGTATAGCTATTGGTGGAATACCAGCTACAGGCAAATCAACTATTGTTGAGCAATTTTTTCTTAATCATAGTTACTGGAATGAATTTAAGTACAAAAAACTAAGAGGTCATTACAACAAGGAAATGAATCTTTTTATCTTAGGTGTTTACGGTGAGTCTAAGTTTGGTGGAACGGATAAATTATCAATGGCTGTACAACCAGATTTTGAATCTTATGTAGTCGCAAACCACGACAAAGCAAATATACTTTTTGAAGGTGATAGGCTTTTTTCTTTAAATAATATAAATTTCTTAGAAAAGTATTATCAATTACATGTTGGAATAATCACTTCAACTCATACAAAAGATAGACATATTACAAGAAAAGATAATCAGTCAGAAAAGTTTATAAAGGGCAGAACAACTAAAATAAACAACATCAAATCAGCGTATCAAAGCTATCAAACCTACGAAAATAACACCGATAACAGCGTAGATACAATATATCAATCTTTATATAAAATAATTAGATAAAAGCCTTTACTTTTATTATATAACTATTATAATTAACTTAGATACAAGGCTCTGAGAAGAGATAATCCAAGAGTGGATAATATATTATATAATTAAATATATATAAAATAAATAAAGAAAATGCTTTACTTTTATTATATAGTAGGCTATAATGGTTTTAAGTTAATAACAAACAACAACGGAGCAAGAAAATGAGAAGAAGAAACAAAGAATATTACAAGAAGTTTGATTATATGGTTGAAGTTGAGAAAAAACTTAAAACAGCAATGACTAAACTTGACATGATAGATTACAGAGTAGATACAGTTGAGTATATGGATCAAAATGAGTTAGTGCATGTACTTGCGATAGAAGCTGAACAATTAGACGAATCACTAAGAGGGTGGAAATAATGATAACAATAATAGAAAAAAACGATAAGCAATTAGACTTAAAAGAAATGCAAGGTGTAGTTGGTGGATCGATTCAAGTTCACCCAGAAA